CAACACTTCAGTAACTATCTAGATATGTTACTAGAACGAGAAATGAAAGTTCTAGAACAATCAAATGACATGGTAGCAATACACAGAGCACAAGGTGCTCTCACAGCTTATAGTAGAATTAAAAGATTAAGGGATCATGTAAATGTCAGTTAAAGGTGGTATATTATCTGGTATTAAAAGTGCAGCAGATATTGTAAGTGAGGCTGCACGTAAAAGTGCAGTGGCTCCTATAACAACTAAAAGTGATAAAAAAGAAGCATTAGAGTTAATAGAAAGTGAAGCTAAACGAAAAGATTGGGTGAAAAATAAAAGAAATGAATTAGGTATAGCTGAAGATGATCCTAATTATCGTAAAGATGCGTTAGTTCCAAAAGAAGAAGTTAAACGTAGACAAACACGTAAATTTGTAGATCAGATACAACAATTAGAACAGGATCAAATAACAGGTAAACAGTATAGAACTTTTATAAAAGAGAATCAACCTGCTACAAAATTTAATGCAGAAGATTTAAAAACTATGCTACCGTCCTTTACAGATGTAGTTGCAGGTTTAGATGCACGAAATCAAAATAATGCTAAGAAAGGAATTGTGGGTTTAAATAAAACTATAGAAAAAGGAGAAATAGTTAAAACACGATTAGACATTCCATCATATAATTTACGAGATATTTGGGTAGCTCAAATTACAGCAGATAAAAATAAAACATTGTATGGTAGAACAGCAGTTTTAAAAAATGGTTCTTTTAGTATAGAAGGAAAAGATCCAGCTAAAAAAGTAGAAAAAATGATGGGTGTAGGTAAAGGGGAAAAAGAAAAAACACCCTTTGCAACAATGGCTGGTGAATGGCAAAATGTTAGTGATGAAGATGCTTTTCAATTAGCGCAAAAATATATAGATGATCCAGAATGGACACAGGTAGGTTTTAATCCAGAACGACATAGTTTTTTCTACGATAAAGATACTATGATGCCTGTGTTTAATTTTGATGAGTTAGTTCAGGTTGGTCCTTTAGTTTTAGCTAAAATTAAAAAAACAGATGATTTATCTAGAACAGAGAGAGTAGAAAGAATTGGAAAATTAAGAGAATTAAGAATACCAGATAAAATAGGAAAACCTGCTGTATATAATGAGGGTGGTACATTACCATCTAAACCAACACTTTCAGGTAACTTATCTGTTGAAGGTGGTGTATCTCCTAGAAAAATAGTCACAATGGATAATGAAGGTGACTTGGTAGAAAAAGAGGTAAATATTAATACAGCAAATGCATTGTTAGATGCTAACTTAGTAATACCTTTTGGAAGTAACTTTTATATAAAGCCAGAGGTTGCTCTTAGTTTGTTTGGAGTTAAAGTAGAAGATTTTGAAAAATTTGATGGTGGTGTTGATAGTGCGTCTTTAACTTTTGGTAAAGAGTTTGATAGTGGTAATTTAGAGGCAACTGTAGAACAAAGACCAGGTAGAGGTGGTAGAGATGATGAGACTATAGGAATGCTACAGGGTAAATTTAGATTTAATGAAGGTGGAGCAGTACCAATGCAACAACAAATGAATATGTTTAATGTAGGTGGACTAAAAGATGAGGGTGGTACAAAAGACCCTGTATCAGGAAATGAAGTACCCTCTGGATCACTTCAAGAAGAAGTTAGAGATGATATAGATGCAAAGCTAAGTCCTGGTGAATTTGTATTTCCTGCTGACGTTACACGTTTTTTAGGTTTAAGATTTTTAATGAAGCTACGTGATGAAGCAAAGGCTGGGCTACAACGTATGGAAGATATGGGTCAGATGGGTAACTCTGAAGAAGCTGTGCTAGATGATGATGTACCGTTTGAACCTACAGATTTAATAATAATGGCTGGACCACCTGAAGGTGAGATGAATAAAATGAATACAGGTGGTATGCCTACACAACAACAGCAGTCTAATCAGGCAGGTGGCGTACCTGGTCAGGGTAGGTTTGATCAGATAGTAGGTCAACCTCAGTTTGAATATGAAATTAAAAAGTTTAGAAATGATGCAGGTGGAGAATTGTTTATACCTTTTGTGAGAGGTAATCCTGTATACCAACCACCATTAGGTTATAAAGAAGTAACAGAGACACAGCAACAGGAAGAACTAGCAGATCCTACATTACCACAAGCTACGGTAGAAACTGAATTAGGAAGTGGTGAATTAGGTGGTGGACCTGATGCAGGAGATAGAAGTGTTGGTGAAATGTCTCCTACTGAAAAAGCAGATCTAGGTCAGTTTAATATTGATAACCCAATGGCTGCTAACATATCAGAATTTGTAGGTAATATTGCTGAAACTCAAATGAGAACAGGTTTTCCTGCACCTGTTGTTAGCACATCAGCCGGAGTTTTAGGTTCAACATTTAATCTAGATGATGATGCAACTCTTACAGATATAGGAAAAAGTATTCTTGGTTTTGGAACAACAGCAGGTACAAAAGGTAAAGGAACTAGAGACAGAGAGGCTCTTGAAAAAGCTAGAAATATGAGAGCTACTAATCCCAAAGCTTTTGCTAGAGAGGTAGAAAAATATTCGAAAGACATGATTGCTAGTATAGATGACAGTTTAGCTGGATATAGTAATGCAACTGTTGCAGCAGCTAAAGATACTACTTTTGGTGCTAGTCCTTCACAAATGGCTGCTCATGCACAGGGTGTAGGTAGAGGTGACAGACCTGAAGGATCTTCACCTAATGATGCTGGTGGTTATACTACTTTAGGACCTAACACTCCATTTGGTTACTCAACTAATAAAGATCTTGAAGTTGACTATAATCAAACACAAAGAGATAAACAAAAACAAAGAGAAAAAGATAGAGCAAAAGGTATAGCAGATGTTCTTGGTGGTTTAGATACACCAGAAGCACAGGCTGCTACAGCAGAAGCTGTATCTCAACAAGAACAGTCTGATCAAGCAGGTGGAGTAGCAGGACAGGATGATCCTGATACTGAAGGTACAGGTGCAGGATCAGCAACAGGTGTTATGAATATAGGAGGATTAGCAACTAAATCTAAAAAGAAAAAACAAAAAAGAAATAAGCGTAGTGGTCTAGCTTCAAGATAATAGACCACATGTGTTGGCTACCTATGCCCCTAATAAGGCTACCATAGCCCCAACGAAAGGAAATATAAAATGTCAGACGTAACAGAAGTAGAAGTAGAACCTAAGAAAACAGCGTTTATATCTAGGCCATACTCAAGAGAAGAAAAGCTAAAACAGGAAGAGGAAGAACTGCAAGAGTTGATAGAAGAACAAAAGCAAGATGCCTCATCAGAAGAAGAAATAGAAGAAGAACCTACGAATGCAGAAGAAAGAACTTTTAAGAAAAGATATTCTGATTTACGTAGGCATCAGCAAAAACAAACAGACGAATTAAAAGCAGAGATTAACAATCTTAAAGCACAACTAGAGCAGTCAACTAAGAAGCAAATACAACTTCCTAAGTCTGATGAAGATATAGAATCATGGGCTAAAGAATATCCTGATGTTGCAGGTATAGTAGAAACAATAGCTATTAAGAAAGCTGCTGAACAACAGGCTAGTCTAGAAGAAAAGGTAAAAGCTCTAGATGATATGCAACAGAGTGTAAGTAAGCAACGTGCAGAAACAGAGTTGCTACAAATGCACCCTGACTTTGATGAGATAAGAAACGATGATGACTTTCATGCATGGGCAGAAGAACAACCTCAATGGGTACAGAATGCTTTGTACGAGAATGACAATGATGCACGTTCTGCTGCTAGAGCTATTGACTTATACAAAGCAGACAAAAATATAACTGCAAAGAAATCATCATCTAAGGATGCAGCAAAGTCTGTATCTACTAAAGGTAAAAGAAGTAAACCTGCCAGTGACGATAGTGGTAACTCATATAAAGAGTCTGATGTACAACGTATGTCTGCAAAAGAATATGAGAAGCATTCAGATGACATAATGGAAGCTATACGTAACGGTAAGTTTATTTATGACGTATCTGGTTCAGCACGATAAAAGGTGTTGACAAACAGATAATTGTGTATATAACTATACATAATTAGTAGTAATGTGGCCCTTTTCAAAAGACTACCCACAGATACTACACCAAACTTCTAAGATACCCGAATAAGAAGAGCCTATATGTAGTTGGCCTTACATATACTACCTCTTTATCAATCGGCCCTTAAAGTAGATAACATAGCGTATATGTTTTGATACGCATTGGGATGTCGTATAAGGAGAAAATAAAATGGCATTTTCAACCGCTACAGGCTACGGCAACCTGCCTAATGGTAATTTTTCACCAATTATCTACTCTAAGCAGGTACAAGTAGCTTTTCGTAAGGCTTCAATTGTTGAAGCTATTACTAATAGCGATTACTTTGGTGAAATCGCCAACATGGGCGATAGCGTTAAAGTGATCAAAGAACCAGAGATCACGGTCAAAGAGTATGCACGTGGTACTACAATCACTCCACAAGATCTGGATGATGAAGAGTTCTCACTGACTATTGACAAAGCAAACTACTTTGCATTTAAAGTCGATGACATTGAAGAAGCTCATTCGCACATTAACTTCCAGCAACTTGCAAGTGATCGTGCAGCTTACAGACTATCTGATCAGTATGACCAAGATGTACTTGGTTATCTCTCTGGTTTCAAACAGTCAGCACTACACGGTGCTCCTGACACTGCTAACACTACAGTTAACGGTGCAAAAGCAGTATCAACTGCTGGTTCTGATGAACTACTGTCTTCCATGAAAATAGTGGCAGACTCTTTTGGTGGTTCTTCCAGTAACGCAATTGGTATTCAAGCACGTGCAGGTGGTGCAACTTCTGCTACTCCAGGTTCTGGTAATGCAAACCCACTACAAATAGTGGCACGTATGGCTAGACTCTTGGATCAGCAAAATGTTGACACCAACAACCGTTGGCTTGTTGTTGACCCAGTTTTCATTGAAGTACTAAAAGATGAGGATTCTCGTCTTTTAAATAGTGACTTTGGTGGAACTGGATTACAAAATGGTTTAGTCTTGAACAATCTTCATGGCTTCAAGGTGTATATGTCCAACAATCTACCTTCCGTAGGAACAGGACCATCAACCACTGGTGGCACAAACGCTAGTAACTTTGGTGTGATTGTAGCTGGTCATTCGTCTGCTGTGGCAACTGCTGAACAGATTAACAAGACCGAAACCTATCGTGATCCTGATAGCTTCGCTGACATTGTCAGAGGAATGCATTTGTATGGGCGTAAGATACTTCGACCAGAAGCTATCTCAACTGCTCGTTATTG